TCATTTGTCGATTTCAATTTTGTCCCATTCCCGTCCACGGCTGTCCCTATACCGCGCCGCCATTGAATCTGATTTATGCCCGAGAAGACGTTGAGCAAACTTATCGCCAATCTGGTTTCGGTATAGCCTCGCTGACAGGCTACGCAGTTCATGGAATGTTGGCGGGTCTCCATCAAATGAGAGTCCAGATGCATTTCTCGCCTTTGTAAAATACTTCGATACTGTTTTCGGGGAAAGCGGATCGTGATGCTTTGATGCGATTATAGTTTCACTGCCGCTGGCCTCCCTGCATTTCTGTAGTGTATCAGCCAATGAGATATTGAGCGCGTCAATCGTTAGCATCAGCGGAATGGCGAGCTTAGCCCCTGTTTTACCCTGCTCAATGTGAAGATGGTTGTCGTTTATGTCTGACCATTTCATTCTGCATAAATCGCCTACTCTCTGCCCTGTAACGACAGCCAAATCCATTGCCAGCCTCAGCCAGATTGGGAGCGGTTCGGCTGCATGGTAAATCGCGACATATTCATTAGCTGTCAGTCTTGAACGCCTTACTTCTGATTTTGCTGTGCGGGTTGCTGTTACCGGATTCGTTGCCACATGCCCCTCGGCTATTGCCTCACGAAAAACGTCAACAAGGGTTGACCTGATTAATTTTGCGGAAGCCGCTTTACCTTCTGCTACGTAGGTGTTTAGCATTGCAGCCACCTCTTTCGTTGATATGTCAGTGAGCGGTTTGTCCGGCAATTTTCTTCGGATTGCCCTGATTTTGCTGGCGTAGTCGAGTAGAGTTTTCGGTCTGATGCCCCTCTCGCTGAGAATTGTTTCATATCGGTCAAGCCACACATGAAGAGTGATTGCGTCAGCGCCTTTAATCCTGTCTATCAGTGACTCACGCCTGTTCTCAGATAGCAACTCAATATTGGCCTGAATAGCCTCTGAAACTGCTATCCTTCTGTCTCTGCCTAATCCGAACTCTTTACCCGTCCTTGGGTCCCTGTAGCAGTAATATCCATTGTTTCTTATATAAAGGTTAGGGGGTAAATCCCGGCGCTCATGACTTCGCCTTCTTCCCATTTCTGATCCTCTTCAAAAGGCTACCTGTTACTGGTCGATTTAAGTCAACCTTTACCGCTGATTCGTGGAACAGATACTCTCTTCCATCCTTAACCGGAGGAGGGAATATCCTGCACTCGCGTACCCATCGACGAACTGTTTCAAGGCTTCTTGGGCGTCGCTGGCGTGCGTTCCACTCCTGAAGTGTCAAGTACATCGCAAAGTCTCCGCAATTACACGCAAGAAAAAGCCGCATTGATGCGGCGATGGTAGGTCTGGATATCTTGAGAAATGAACAGGCCTCATCGAGTGTGAGGCGGGTTAGTCCTTGCGTAGCTCGCTGATTCTTCTGTAAGTCTCTGGTGCTTTGTTCCCGTACGTCTTCATTTCAGACTTCAACAGAGCAACGAGTGAATCCCATTCGTTGAGGATTCCTTTGAATGCCGGAACGCGCTTTGCAACCTTGTCGAATGAATCTCTGATTTCTGGAATCTGCTCAACAAGTGCAACGCATCGCCGAAAGTCTGCTGCGTCATGGGGAGCGCCGAAGTGATGACCATAGATATTCTTTTTCAGGCCACATGCGATTGAGGCAAGAGTTGCGCTACTGATGCCGACATCGCCAGTTGATTGCCATTTCAAAACCTTCATAGCCAAATCTGACATTTCTTGTCTCCATAAAACAAAACTCGCCGTAGCGAGCTCAGATAAAAGAAATCCCCGTCAGTGCGAGGATGCTGTTCATTGCTGCTATACACTTTTTTGCTCTCAACGTAAGCGGTAGCCCATTCTGTTGGGTTGGTCAGTTGCTTTTAGGAAATGCTCTTTACCCCTTAAACGTCGGCTGAAAGAGCTAAAATCCATGCAAAAAATTTACGCAATTTTGTGTATTATTGTGCAGTAAGTAATGAGCTATTTTCTGCGCAAAAAATGGATGGTAAATTTGTCCGGGCAGGAAAAATTTTATGGGCGCTAAACATGAAAAAAGATTCGTATCCTTATTTGATTTGCATGACAGTTTCAGGGCTGATCTTTATTTTCCTTTTCTTCTGGTGGCGGGCAGATATCTACAGGGTCACGTTTCTTAATCAGAGTATATCCCACTATTACATTCTGTTTAGCATGGGAATAGCTTTTCTGTTATCTCTGTTTTGGGTTAAGAAGGGGATAGTAAAACAAAGCGGCTGGAAGAGTCTGTCAGCATACCTTAAGGTTTATGCAGGGATATGCATATTTTCTGGATTTTTTCTGATTATACCCCTTACAACACTAACTTATTTTTTGCCTGGAGAGACATCGTCTTATGTTGCACCGTATCGGTATACTTCCGGTAGTTCAAAAAGTTGTTCTGGAGCTGAGGTGGATGACCCCGATCTACATGAGAATATTCGCATTTGCTATCCGTATGGCAATTATGAGTACGATAATATTATCTATGTTGAAAAGAAAATTAATACATTAGGTGCGGTAGTGACATATGCACAGACCGCGCGTGATGATACTGAATGAGATAGTATATAGCGGGCAAGTTTTAGTTAATTTATCGAGGTAATATAATTTACCTCGACTCGTTTATTCTGGTATTAATATTTCGCTTTACGACCGATTTTTATCTGATGATATCATGCGGTTTTCATATACTGACTTACTGTCTTTTCTCCGTTAGCGATTTTCTCCTGCTCAGCGATGATTTTATCTTTGGCTTCTAGTTAATTTCGCTCACTTCGAACCTCTCTGTTTACTGATAAGCTCCAGATCTTGCTGGCAACTGGCACAAGTCCGACAACCCTGAACGGCCAGTCGTCTTCGTTCATCTATCGGATCGCCACACTCACAACAATGAGTGGTAGATACAGCCTGGTGGTTCAGGCGGCGCATTTTTATTGCTGTGTTGCGCTGTAATTCTTCAATTTCTGATGCTGAATCAATGATGTCTGCCATCTTTCATTAATCCCTGAATTGTTGGTTAATACGCTTGAGGGTGAATGCGAATAATAAAAAAGGAGCCTGTAGCTCCCTGATGATTTTGCTTTTCATGTTCACCGTTCCTTAAAAACGCCGTTTAACATGCCAATTGCCAGACTTAAGTGAGTCGGTGTGAATCCCATCAGCGTTACCGTTTCGCGGTGCTTCTTCAGTACGCTACGGCAAATGTCATCGACGTTTTTATCCGGAAACTGCTGTCTGGCTTTTTTGATTTCAGAATTAGCCTGACGGGCAATACTGCGAAGGGCGTTTTCTTGCTGAGGTGTCATTGAACAAGTCCCATGTCGGCAAGCATAAGCACACAGAATATGAAGCCCGCTGCCAGAAAAATGCATTCAGTGGTTGTCATACCTGGTCTCTCTCATCTGCTTCTGCTTTCGCCACCATCATTTCCAGCTTTTGTGAAAGGGATGCGGCTAACGTATGAAATTCTTCGTCTGTTTCTACTGGAATTGGCACAAACCTGACTCCAATTTGAGCGAGGCTATGTGCCATCTCGATACTCGTTCTTAACTCAACGGGAGATGCTTTGTGCATACAGCTCCCCGTTTATTATTTATCTCCTCAGCCAGCCGCTGTGCTTTCAGGGGATTTCGGATAACAGAAAGGCCGGGAAATACCCAGCCTCGCTTTGTAACGGAGTAGACGAAAGTGATCGCGCCTACCCGGATATTATCGTGAGGATGCTTCATCGCCATTGCTCCCCAAATACAAAACCAATTTCAGCCAGTGCCTCGTCCATTTTTTCGATGAACTCCGGCACCATCTCGTCAAAACTCGCCATGTACTTTTCATCCCGCTCAACCACGACATAATGCAGTCCTTCACGCTTCATACGCGGGTCATAGTTGGCAAAGTACCAGGCATCTTTTCGTGTCACCCACATGCTGTACTGCACCTGGGCCATGTAAGCCGACTTTATGGCCTCGAAACCACCGAGCCGGAACTTCATGAAATCCCGGGAGGTAAACGGGCATTTCAGCTCAAGGCCATTGCCGTCACTGCATAAACCATCGGGAGAGCAGGCGGTGCGCATACTTTCGTCGCGATAGATGATCGGGGATTCAGTAACATTCACGCCGGAAGTGAATTCAAACAGGGTTCTGGCGTCGTTCTCGTACTGTTTTCCCCATGCCAGCGCCTTAGCATTAACTTCCGGGGCCACACCGGTGCAAACCTCAGCCAGCAGGGTGTGGAAGTAGGACATTTTCATGTCAGGCCACTTCTTTCCTGAGCGGGGCTTTGCTATCACGTTGTGAACTTCTGAAGCGGTGATGACGCCGAGCCGTAATTTGTGCCATGCATCATCCCCCTGTTCGACAGCTCTCACGTCGATCCCGGTACGCTGCAGGATAATGTCCGGTGTCATGCTGCCACCTTCTGCTCAGTGGCTTTCTGTTTCAGGAATCCAAGAGCTTTCACTGCTTCGGCCTGTGTCAGTTCTGACGATGCGCGAATGTCGCGGCGAAATATCTGGGAACAGAGCGGCAATAAGTCGTCATCCCATGTTTTGTCCAGGGCAATCAGCAGAGTGTTAATCTCCTGCATGGTTTCATCGTTAACCGGAGTGATGTCGCGTTCCGGCTGACGTTCTGCGGTGTATGCGGTATTTTCGACAATGCGCTCGGCTTCATCCTTGTCATAGATACCAGCAAATCCGAAGGCCAGACGGGCACACTGAATCATGGCTTTATGCCGTAACATCCGTTTGGGATGCGACTGCCACGGCCCCGTGATTTCTCTGCCTTCGCGGGTTTTGAATGGTTCGCGGCGGCATTCATCCATCCACTCGGTAACGCAGATCGGATGATTGCGGTCCTTGCGGTAAATCCGGCATGTGCAGGATTCATTGTCCTGCTCAAAGTCCATACCATCAAACTGCTGGTTTTCATTGATGATGCGGGACCAGCCATCAACGCCCACCACCGGAACGATGCCGTTCTGCTTATCAGGGAAGGCGTAAATTTCTTTCGTCCACGGATTAAGGCCGTACTGGTTGGCGACGATCAACAATGCGATGAACTGCGCATCGCTGGCATCACCTTTAAATGCCGTCTGGCGAAGAGTGGTGATCAGTTCCTGTGGGTCGACAGAATCCATGCCGACACGTTCAGCCAGCTTCCCTGCCAGCGTTGCGAGTGCTGTACTCATCCGTTTTATACCTCTGAATCAATATCAACCTGGTGGCGGGCAATAGTTTCAACCATGTACCGGATGTGTTCTGCCATGCGCTCCTGAAACTCAACATCGTCATCAAACGCACGGGTAATGGCTTTTTTGCTGGCCCCGTGGCGTTGCAAATGATCGATGCATAGCGATTCAAACAGGTGCTGGGGCAGGCCTTTTTCCATGTCGTCTGCCAGTTCTGCCTCTTTCTCTTCACGGGCGATCTGCTGGTAGTGACGCGCCCAGCTCTGAGCCTCAAGACGATCCTGAATGTAATAAGCGTTCATGGCTGAACTCCTGAAAATGGCTGTGAAAATATCGCCCGCGAAATGCCAGGCTGATTAGGAAAACAGGAAAGGGGGTTAGTGAATGCTTTTGCTTGATCTCAGTTTCAGTATTAATATCCATTTTTTATAAGCGTCGACGGCCTCACGAAACATCTTTTCATCGCCAATAAAAGTGGCGATAGTGAATTTAGTCTGGATAGCCATAATTGTTTGATCCATTTTTTGGGACTCCTGGCTGATTAAGTATGTCGATAAGGCGTTTCCATCCGTCACGTAATTTACGGGTGATTCGTTCAAGTAAAGATTCGGAAGGGCAGCCAGCAACAGGCCACCCTGCAATGGCATATTGCATGGTGTGCTCCTTATTTATACATAACGAAAAACGCCTCGAGTGAAGCGTAATTGGTATGCGGTAACGCCGCGCTCAGGCGGCCTTGATAGTCATATCATCTGAATCAAATATTCCTGATGTATCGATATCGGTAATTCTTATTCCTTCACTACCATCCATTGGAGGCCATCCTTCCTGACCATTTCCATCATTCCAGTCGAACTCACACACAACACCATATGCATTTAAGTCGCTTGAAATTGCTATAAGCAGAGCATGTTGCGCCAGCATGATTAATACAGCATTTAATACAGAGCCGTGTTTATTGAGTCGGTATTCAGAGTCTGACCAGAAATTATTAATCTGGTGAAGTTTTTCCTCTGTCATTACGTCATGGTCGATTTCAATTTCTATTGATGCTTTCCAGTCGTAATCAATGATGTATTTTTTGATGTTTGACAT